GTTTCATTACTATCACACTTCCGACTTTTGCGAGAGACTTCGAAAGATGTCTCTCACTCGGTCGGGTGGTTCCTGGAGCGTTCCTTTCTTTTGGAAAGGAGCGCACCGGAATTCCGAGATTTCTCTCGGGATTCCTGCACCATGTGTTTGGCCCCGATGGAGCGCTTCTTCCTACGCCGTCCATTGATTGCATTCGGTCCGTTCGGCAAATTTGCCGGTTTGGACAGAAGCTTGAGCGCCCATGCTCGCAAGAGCGGGTGAACAAGGCAATGGACAGCTACAGAAGCTGCGATGACGAAATCGCCGAACCAGGGACCCATCTTTGGGAAGCCTTCTGCGCAGTTGGCGCTGTACTTACAGCGGCACTTCCGCAGGAACGAGAGGATATCCTATCCCTCTTGATTCCCCAACATGGACCTGGCGCGACGCAAGAACACATTCTGGGAAACCAGAAGTATGTGTTCCGGCGCTGGCACCAGAGACTCGAGGACGTAGGTTTTACCTACAACCGCTTCGGCCGCGCAGTTCCCGCTACCATCACTGATGGCAAGCCCGAACTGGCGGACGGTGAGTCCTGGCCAGAATTCGTCGAGCCTGGAGCAGAAGCACCCGTAAGGGTGGTTTTTGTTCCTAAGACACTGAAGACCCCTCGCGTTATTGCTGTTGAACCTGTGTGCATGCAATATGCACAACAGGGAATCAGCAAGATGCTTGTTCGATTTCTGGAAAGAAATCGATTTACTGGTGGGCACCTGAATTTCAGGGACCAAACAGTAAACCAGGCATTGGCTAAAACCGCGTCGCAGGATTGCAAGCTTGCAACCCTTGACATGGCTGAAGCCAGCGATCGAGTCTCAGTCACTCATGTTGAAGGCCTGTTGAAATCCAATCCCGTTTTACGGGAACTGGTTTTAGCATGCCGGAGCACGAGTGCCGAGCTTCCCAACGGAGATGTAATCTCCCTCAAGAAGTTCGCGTCTATGGGCTCAGCATTGTGCTTTCCCTTGGAAGCTTTAGTGTTCTTCACGAGCATTATCGCTTCCCGGGTGAGACGCGCAAAGCGCCCCATTAACGCACGAACCGTCTATTCGTTTAGTCGGTCCGTGTACGTCTACGGAGACGATTTGATCGTCCCCGCAGATGAGGCACCTGCGATTTGTGATGATCTTGAGTCCCTTGGATTCAAGATCAACCGCCACAAGTCTTTCTGGACTGGGAAGTTCAGAGAATCTTGTGGTTCGGATTGTTACGACAACGAGCATGTCACACCAGTGTACATGCGTCGCGACCTTCCGACAAGTCGGGAAGACGTTCCCGGCCTGCTCTCTGCGGTGGCAACCTGTAACCAGCTTCATTCTGCTGGCTACTGGCGTGTCGCGGCGGCCTTTAGGAAAGCCGTCGAACAACATTTGGG